TTCAACAGAGCACGAAGCATTTAGATAGATATCATCACCTTTGTATGAACAAACCAGCAAAACGCGCAAACCACCACCAAGAAAATGTAAGAAATTCTTCTTTGAAGGGGGGAGAAACATATTTGGGAATCACAACTGAAGATGTTTCTAATCACGACTGGGGGTTTTTTGTATTATAATGCTACATGTGGAGAGATAACCAAGATGAGTAGCCGTGGAGGTCTCCCACATATATTCGACTATTGAAAGATTCGGTGACCCCCTGCAGGGTTAATAATTCGTGAAAGTGTGCAAACCCTTTCGAACAACGTTCACCGTCCAATATGTTTGCAAAGTACGTCCGACCATCGTTTTCCGGGGAATCGAGCCATTTCATCTGTGTTTTAATGAACACCCCCACGTCTCGGAGGCGTGATGTTTGGTTGCCCCCCCCGGCAACGATAAACTTAAAGTTCACGTAGACGACATTATCACCGAAAACTTGTCGACCATCAAAATTTTCGGTGCAATAGTGTATGTTGTCGAGCGTGTGGCGCGTGATGAGTTCGACGCGTTCGTAGTGTAATCCCACGGGTGTGATACTGAAACGGACCGCCGGTGAGAGCTTGGCACATTCCGTCATGGTCTCCTGTTCCACCAGGGTGCGTTGGTAGTTTTCGAACTCGGTCGACTTCGCCCCTTTACCAAAGAAACTTTCCTTAAGCGCTGGAGTCCATTCGTATCCCCTGTATACTTTCAACATGCATTACAAAAGATTCATGTCTCTAATTATCATGTGCACGATGGCGTACGCAAGGTCAAATGGCATTCGTTTTCGCGCAAACTCCCTATATTGTGGTAAAAATAAACTCCATGTATTTTTTCTTTTTTCAGACAGATAGGCGTTGAACCGAGTCGCAATCTCTCGTTGTTGGTCTTCGGTGAGTGCCACGCCTTGCACACACAGGGACGCGTACGTTCGACTCGTGTCTTTGCCCTTGTAGACCTCGCCTTGGGCATATTTTAATCCTATGGGTGTGCTACAATCCAGTGCGTGTAGGATGAGACTGGTTAACCCCGTGGGGTCCTCGACGTACCGCGTGATTTTTATACCCGGGTTGTGTGGAATCTCGTACACGTCCCCCCCGATGATCCATTTTTCAGAGGCCCGCATCGTGAACGTCTGGGTCTCACCCCCGGGAACGCGTTCCCAGAGCACGTCTTGTGTGTCTAGTGTGGTGTCGGATTTCACGAATGAAAACGCCACCACGGCGGTGCTCGTGTCTGGAAACACCTGTTGCTCGAAACATCGGACGCGCGTGATTCGGTGTCGTTGTAAGAAAAAGTTCCGACACTTGAAATCCACGTCCCTCGGCGACAGGAAGAACCCCACGGGAATGATGACGATGCCACCGAGACAATCTTTCAGTGAATACATGAAACATTTGTAGAGGTCATTGGTGTCATACATTTCGAAATATTTTTTATTTTTTGTTTTGTTCCTCGCCAGGTAGGGTGGATTAGTGATGACCCACGCGTTGGAATAGTCGGGGGGGTCAGAGAGCGTGTCCCGCTGTTTCACGCGCACATCCTTAGGTTCGAGGTCATACGCCTCACACGTGTATCCATCACCCAACCAATCCAGTAAGTCCCCCTGCCCCGCGAATGGTTCGACGACGCGAGTCCCTCGTGTGGGTTTGTCGAGACCTTCTAGAATGTGTGCATGATTGACGGTGTAAAATTGCCCACGTTCTCTCTTGGTTGACATGCATAAAAAGTGCGACTGTGCTTTAATAGACTAGACCATCAGTTTATTATAACAATGTGTAAAATACTGGAGTCTATCTTCTATGTAATCAAGTAAACCAAGGATGTGGTCGCGATACGTCGTTATTTGCTCGTTTCTGTAGTGCATGTACTCGGCATAAAACTGCTCCCTCTCGTCTTCGGGGACATCAATCGCGCAGTGTCGTCTCAATGATTCAAACGTGCCGAATGGAAGCTGCACACCGTACCCTCTGTGCGCGAGCGTGAGTATGGCTTCTTCGCGAATCTTCTGCGTGACATTCTTATAAATCTTAAAGTCGTTGTACTTTTTCTTCTTGGCTAGGATGGTTTGTTTCTCGGCGTTGAGTCGAACTATGATTGACGCGACTCTTTCTATGGAGTTGACTTCCGACGATACGTCCTCTTCATCATCACTCTCAAACGCGGCGTCTATGGCGTGATCATCATCACCCGCGTGTCGTTCATGAAGCACCTTTGTGGCGTTCATCAATTGTATGTACGCCTGTTCGGGCAACACGTTCGCGTGTTCTTCGGCAAAGTCCAAGAGTTTCCCGGTGAAACTCTTGGGACTGAGGGAGCGCCAGTAGTCGAGGTCGGTCATGGTGTGTCGGACATGGGGCGGTGCGTGCACTGGGGGTAATATTACAAAATTCTATCTCTCATGTCTTGGAGGTCCATGAGTTCGGCCTCGAGGCGTCGTATCACTATCTTGGCGTTCGTGTTCAAATAGCGTCGGTACGATTCGAAGAATTCATCCACTTCACATGGGAGTATACCAAGTGAACCGGGTGAGGTTTCTGTCGTGTATTTTATTCCCAGGTGAGAAGAAAATGCAAACATCGCTTGCACGCGAAGAGTGTCATCCACCTCGGGAAATTGTCGCGTCTGTGAAAGAAGAAGACGCGCCGAATTTATCCGACTATTTAATATGTGCAATTCTCCACTCTTAGTTCGTTCGGAGTACACACCCATGAGGCAGTTGCACACGTTGAGATAATCGTTGTCCGACATTGTTTCTGAATATTTATCAATAATATTCATGGCTCGTTGTATATTATCGCGACGCATGTTGCATCTCAACATGCATCGTTCATTGACCACTAGCACTTTTTTTTGTATTTTCCATGGATATTTTTTCAAGTTGCACATCCAAAATAAACTTTTTCAAACCACTCGGTAACATTCTCCAGTACAGGGGCAAATCACTCTCGTTGTAGTGGTCGCGCATGTACGCAGGCACTCGCCACAACTCGCGTCCCACCGCCAACGCGATGTTGTAGACGTCTTCAGCCGTACCAGTGACGTAACGATAGACAAAGGTTTCGGGGAACTTTCTAGAAAAAGCTCTTATATAAAGAAACATTACGTTTTTAACACTTGACACCTTTAATTTATTTTATCAAGTATACATTAAATGCACCCCAAACTCCCTTTCCTTGGGCAAGTATTCATCAATCTCATTTTTCAGTGCGCGCTCGCCCTGGCTATCGCCAAGAACCCCCTCGTGGAAGAAAGCGTCCGACGGAATATGCTCCTCTACTTTGTGGCTTCCATCGGTATCATCCTCACCCTCGCATTCGCCAAAGCCCCCACACCCGTGCGCTTCTTCCTTCTCACCCTCTTCTCTGGCGTCTCTGGAGCACTCATGTCACAAAACAAACCAACGGCTGAACTCATTCAAGAAGTCATGAACATATTCATCGCCATGGTCGTCGTCGGTGCCATCAGCGCCGCTCTCGGATTGGACCTTCGCTCCATGTACATCTTCCTGTTCGTGGCCCTCATCGCACTCCTGGTCATGAGAGCCTTCTCTGGTCTGAACATGTCCCAAGTTGGCGCATTCATCTTTGGACTCTTCGTCATCGCCGACACAAATGCTATTCTCCAAAAAAATTACAGCGGAGATGTCGTCCAAGCGACGCTCGACTACTTTTTAGATTTCATCAACCTCCTTTCTTTCATGGGTGACGAGGACAATTAAATAGATGGGGGTGATGCATGATATCTAATACATCCCCATTCTTTGTAGACACCAAGATGCGTCGTGCAGTGCACCTCCCATCCCCTGTCCGACCCATGCATTTGTAATATCGTCGATGTTCACCAGTGCGGTCGTTAAGTTTGTCGCCGTACACGTGCCAACCATCCATGTGCACCTTTGGGGGTTGCGGTACGAGGTGTTTAAATCTCAAAGGGATTTTGTTTGTTTTCATAAAGTGTAGGTATTCGTGCTCCTCCGGCGTGAACATGTGCCAGTCGTAATCCATCTTTAAATAATTTCTATCCACATTACAGAGAGCATGACCTCACTGGGGGACCTACCGCAAAAAACTCAATATATTATTGTGGACTCCAATTTCGTGAGGGGCACCAATAACATATTCAGTGTAGACCTCACATTGGAATCAAACACACACGTGGAAGACATGGGCAAAGTCATCGGGGTGAAAATCGTGGACTTTTATCTCACGCAAGTCGGTGAAAACAACGCAAACCTGAGCACAAACGTTGCGAAGTTCGTGGACATCATTTGTCCAGACATTCCCAAGAAGGCGCAACTACTCGATGAACGTTCGGGCCTCATCTTCGCACGCGTCCCCCTCGAAAGACACTTTGGTGGATCCAACGGGATAGTCATCAGAGACAAACAATGGAAATCGTTCCCTCGCGCGAACCAGTTGTTCAACCCAATCAGTATCAAGAGACTGAACTTTAAAATTTATGAATATCAAGACGACGGGGACTACGTCCTGCTACAACCCGATGCCTCGTGGCACATGGTGCTTGAAATCACAACAATTGATGTCAAGGAGAAACCCAAAGATAAAAACGTGCAGATTCTTCAAGCGCTCGAAAAACTCTGCTCGAAGATTGATACACTCAACGAGAACGTCGCGAAACTTCCAGACAAACCACCGACGAGTGAGAAAAAGAAATACCCCTTCGCCTACCTACTCATTCTCATCGCATCGCTCTTCGGTGGGTGGATGTGGTGGATTGGGCGTTCGTGATTATTTTATTAAATCATACAACTTTTTCATGAGTGCACATGCTTCTATGTATTTCCCTTCGGGCATGTTCATATTTTCTATGTGATTCATGAGGGGGTGTATATCTATTGGTTGATGTGCTAAAGGGGTGTCGCCGATGATGTCTTTGAGCTTTTTCAATATGCGCGGCATATTACCATATAAACCATGCGCTCTCGCGAAATCTTTGATTCTCACATATATTGGACGCTCGCGTGGTCCTACCTCATACAACTCGTCTTCGAGTGCATCTTTAAAGTATGGTCCCCAATCATGATTATTTTCATAAAGCTTCTTAATCATGAATTCGGCATTTTTAGGATAACAAATCACGCGCTCTTTCAACTCTGAGTCTATGATGATGTGAAGTTGATTGCATTTTTCAACGAGAAATGCAAATGAATTCATGCATTTCATGGACGATTCCAGGTACCAGTGATACATGCACACGCGGTGGACGAGTACGTCAAACTTTGGCCACATGTAGGTGAGCACGTTCGTGTCATCTGTTTTGATGGCGCATTCAAAAATAGTGCCCGTGTTCGGATGAATGTAATCTTCATACCACCCAAAGGTATCTTCAAACCACTGAATAATTCTCACAGATTTACTGCGTATCGCGTTCACCAGCAAACGTTTGTAGTTTCCACTTAAATTGTATGTACCCACGTAATTTGTAAATATAAACTCACACATGTGAACACTTTTACTAAGAAGTGCATTCTTAAGAAGTTTATAGACGAATGAAATCGTGTAAGGACCCGTGTAGTTTTCTGCTAAGATGTCCACCCACCCACACAAAGCAGCCTCCAATGCCACCTCGCGCGTGTTCGTGCGCCCATTATCGATATCCCTAATGGTGTAGTATAGGAACTTGTCGCCGTGAAGAACCGCACCACAGAGCGTGCGTGGGTGCCATTCGTGTAGTTGCGCGATGCACCCCAAATGCCCCTTCTTGGCAGCTAAGTATGTGTTTTTACAACCACGACAAATCATCACTGACATTTGAATACATTACATGACTGGGGGTTTTATAATCTAATTCTACACGCCGGTACATATCCACCAGCTGCCCTATACGCTTCAAATGCATCCCGCATTACGGCGTAATTCCCATGCACAGACCACGTGTCGTACGTGAACAATTTCATGTCCTTCGCCGTTCTCCAATACTGATGACGACGTTCACTTGTGCTGTTGTCCCCATTTTCTCTATAAATTTCAACTAAATACTTTGAAGCTTTTTTGTCCATTATTTGTGCTGGATGCCATGTGTTATGAAGTCGAATGAAAACCATAGTATCACGCTCCATATTTAAAGTCTAGCACAAAAAGTGGTATTAAAGATTGACTGGGGGTTTTTTATTCAGAAGTCGTCGCCTTCTTCGTAGTGCGGGTCGCCACCTTCTTCGGGGCGGCCGGAGCAGCAGCCGGAGCAGCAGCTGGGGCAGCCTTGGACACACACTTGCACTGACAGGCTGGGCCGGGGGGACCCTGCTCACCGGGCTTACCTCGCGGCCCCTGCGGACCTTCCGGACCAGCTTGCCCTCGCGGACCAGAAACAGCGGTCGCGCCGAGACCACCTTCCTCGATGACCTGGGTCAACTTCGTGAGAATGGTGTAAAGTCGGTCCTTATCGATTCGCGTGCGTTCCAATTCCTGGGTGATTTCTTGTCGAATCGCGTCCATTGTCGTGTTTATTATACATAAAGCTAAGATAATCTTTAAACATTATGATGATATTCATAGGTCCAACACTTCTCTCTGGTATCGGTCAACATGCATCTAAATATGCTCGTCTCTTTCCTGAGCATTCGTATCACGTCATAGGTCGGGAGATACCTGAAGCGGAGCACGGCCTGTTGTTCACCATACCGACGCCGCAGACACTCGAACACATCCCGTACATCAAAAGTAGAGTCAAGAACTTGGCCTGTATGACGGTGTGCGAAACCACGGAAGTCCACGAAGACTATGGTCTCCTCTTCAAACACTTTAAAAAGGTTGCCGTGCCGAGCGAGTTTTGTCAAGAAGTCTTCTCTCGTCAGT